ACATCCGCCGTATCCCCCCGAACTCGTTTCCACACGTCGGAGGTGGCCCGTGGGACTCCTCGAAGCAGTCCAGTCGGGTGACCGCGTGCAGGCGCTGACGGAGCTCAGGGACACGCTGGCTCGTGAGATCGAGGCGTGTGATTCGGCCCGAGATGTGGCGGCGCTGTCTCGCCAGTTGACCGACGTGTTGGCGTTGCTCGCGAAGGCGGCGCCACCGGAGTCGAAGGGAACGCCGCTCGATGAGCTTGCTAGTCGCCGAGCGCGGGGTACAGCTTCCTAGCTTCGAGATCGTCCCGCCGTTCTTCGGTGAGGATGGCGAGCAGGCGGTCGCGCTGGCCGCGGGGTACGGCTTGACGCCTGACCCGTGGCAGGCAGCAACGGTCGAAGCATGGCTGGGGCGCCGGCCGGACGGCCAGTGGGCGAGTCCTCGCTGTGGACTCGTGGTGCCGAGGCAGAACGGCAAGAACGCCGTCCTCGAGATCCGCGAGCTGTTCGGGGTGATCGCTCTCGGTGAGCGAGTGCTGCACACGGCCCATGAGGTGAAGACGGCGCGCAAGGCGTTCCTGCGTCTGTGTTCGTTCTTCGAGAACGAGCGTGAGTTCCCGGAGCTGGCTGCGTTGGTGCGGGAGATCCGCAAGACGAACGGTCAGGAAGCCATCGTGTTGCGCAACGGCGGGTCGGTCGAGTTCATCGCTCGGTCGAAGTCGTCGGGCCGTGGCTTCTCGGTCGACGTCCTGGTGCTCGACGAGGTGCAGGAAGCGTCAGAGGAGGCGCTCGCTGCGCTGTTGCCGACGATCTCCGCTTCGCCGAATCCGCAGGTCATCTTCACGGGCACGCCGCCCGGGCCGAAGGCTGATGGCGAGGTGTTCACCCGTGTCCGCCAGTCGGCTCACGACGAATCGGACCGCGGTCTGTGCTGGCGAGAGTGGGCGTGCGCCGAGGGTGCCGACCCGTTCGATGTCGCCGAGATAGCTCGAGCGAACCCGAGTCTCGGGATCAGGTTGCTGATCGAGACCGTCGAGGGTGAGCGGTCAATGATGGACCCTGCAGAGTTCGCTCGGGAACGTCTCGGCGTGTGGGACTCCTCCGCTGGTGCTGGTGGCCTCGACATGGCTCGATGGGTCGAGCTCCACATCCCACTCGAGGACAAGCGCCCGTCCCCGATTGCGTTCGCAGTCGCGGTCTCTCGTGATCGCCAGTGGGCGCACATCGGTCTCGCCGGCCAACGGTCGGATGGCAAACGGCACCTGCAGGTGATCCGTTCGGGTCGCGGTACGGACTGGGTTGTCGGTGCGCTGCTCGAGCTGTCCGCCGAGCACAAGCCGGTGGGCGTGGCGGTCAACCCGGCGTCGCCTGCTGGTTCGTTGATTGCCGACATGCAGTCCGCTGGCATCGAACCGGTCTTGGTGACCGGCCGTGACGAAGGGCAGTCGGTCGGGATGTTCCTCGACGGCTTCGCCCAAGGGTCGATCTGCCACCAGGGCGAAACGGTCCTCGGTATGGCGGTCGAGCACGCCACGTTGAAGGACTCGGGCCAGTCGAAGGTGTGGGACTACCTTGGCGACATCGACGTCGCCCCGTTGCAAGCGGTCACGAGCGCGTTGTTCGCACTGTCGACCGTGAAGCCGAAGAAGCGCTCCGGCGTGGTGTACCTGGCATGAAGGAGGCCACCTCGTGGCGATGACGAAGAACGATGTCATCGCCCTGACGGGTGATGACCTGCTGGGCCGGTGGCGTCAGGAGAAGCGGAAGCTCGACCGGATCGATCGGTGGGCGCGCTGGGATCACGACACGCCCCACAAGCCGCGCTCGGCGACCCCGGAGTACAAGGAGCTGGGCAAGCGCGCTCAGGCGCCGTGGGGTGCGTTGATCGTCACTTCCGTTGCGCAGACGCTCTACGTGAACGGCTACCGCCGACCCGACGCCCCCGACGACGCATCGGGTTGGCGGACATGGCAGGCGAACGGCATGGACGCACGGCAGGTCGCGATCCACCGTGCCGCGCTCACCTACGGACTGGCCTACGGGGTGTCCCTCCCGGGGGTCACGCTGACCGGTGAGGCGATGCCGACGCTGCGCGGTGTCTCGCCGCGCGAGATGATCGCGCTGTACGAGGACCCTGCGGCCGATGAGTGGCCGGCGGTCGCCCTGCAGATCCGCAAGGTCTCGACCGGATACCGCCTCACGGTGTTCGACGACGAGCTCGTCCACCACCTGTTCGTGAAGGACCTCGACGACAAGCCGGTGTACGGCGATCCGTCGGCCCACAACTCCGGCGTGGTGCCGGTCGTCCGGTACGCGAACCGGCTCGACCTCGAGGGTCGGTCCACTGGCGAGGTTGAGCCGTTCATCCCGCTGTTGGGCCGCATCGATCAGACGGTGTTCGACCGTCTCGTCGTGCAGCGGTTCGCATCGTGGGTGGTTCGTACCATCGCCGGCATGGACCTCTCGAAGACGTCGCAGGAGAGCGGCGCCACCGTTGCGAACCTGTTGCTGCGGTTGCAGGCCCAGGACATCCTGACCGCCGAGGATCCAGAGACCAAGTTCGGGTCGCTCCCTGCCACTCCGCTCGACGGGTTCATCCGTGGCGAGGAACGAGACCTCACCGACCTCGCTGCCGTGTCGCAGACGCCGGCGTTCGAGCTGCTCGGCAGCACCGACAACCTGTCCGCCGACGCGCTCGCAGCCTTGAAGGACGGACAGAACTCGAAGTCCGACGAGATGAAGCACGTCTTCGGCGAGTCGCACGAGCAGCTGATCCGCCTCGCCGAACACCAGGCCGGGCACACCGACGGCGCCGGCGACTTCATGGCCGAGGTTCGTTGGGCCGACACGTCGATCCGGTCACTCTCCCAGGCGGTCGATGCGCTCGGGAAGATGGCGTCGATGCTCGGGTTCCCGCCTGAGCTGTTGTGGTCGAAGGTCCCCGGCTTCACGAAGCAGGACGTCGACGAGGCCACGAAGCGCGTCGAGGAGATGGGCGGCATGGACGCCCTCATCGCCCAGCTGATGAACAACACGACCCCAGCGACGGCGTGAACCTCGCCGAACAGCATCGGCTCACCCAAGCTCAAGTGGGCGCTCTGACCGTCGTCCGCATGCGGGCCGTGTGGCCGCTCCTCGACCCCGAGGACATCGACGGCACCTACTCCCGGTGGCTCATGGCTGCGGCCCCGGTCATCGAGACGCAACGAACCGTGTCATCGAGAGTGGCTGCAGCGTTCCTGTCTGCGTCGAAGCGGATGGCGCTACCGGGCGCCCAGTTCGTGCCGGTCATCGCCGGTTCGGTCGACCCTGCCGCTCTCGCGACATCCCTGATGGTCACCGGACCTGTGTCAATCAGGTCCGCCATGAAGCGCGGCGTTCCGATCGCTCGAGCCTCATCGATCGCCGAAGCGTCGTCATCTTCGGCAGCGATGCGTCACGCGCTCAACGGTGGACGCCAGACGTTCAACGACTCGCTCGACTCCGACCCCGACGCGAGGGGCTGGCGACGGATCTCGTCAGGTTCCGCCTGCGCCTTCTGTAAGCGGCTGAGCGGCAAGCGACACCCGACCGCCAACGCCGATTTCCCGGCGCACGACGGTTGCGGATGCTCCCAAGAACCCATCTGGGACTGAATCTCACCCGCCTCGGCGGGGATGCGTGAACAGCCGGCGCCCAACAGGCTGGAAGGAGGCCCATCGTGGCCGACGACCCGAATCCCACCCCGACACCGGGCGACAAGACCTTCAACCAGGCCGACGTCGACCGGATCGTGCAGGAACGGCTCGCGAAGGAGAAGGCGAAGTACGCCGACTACGACGACCTGAAGGCCAAGGCCGCACAGGTCGATCAGCTGACCGAGTCGAAGAAGACCGACCTCGACAAGCTCACCGAGCAGATCGAGGGACTGAAGAGGTCCCAGGCCGACGCAGACCAGAAGGCGCTACGCGCCGAGGTCGCGATGGCGAAGGGCCTCACACCCGCCCAGGCGAAGCGCCTGGCCGGTGCGAGCCAAGAGGAACTCGAGGCTGACGCCGACGAGATCCTCGAGGCGTTCCCAGTCCCGAGCGGCACCACGCCGCCACCGAGCCGACAGCCGAAGCCCGCACTGTCGGGCGGCGGCGACCCGAGCGAAGAACCAGTCGAGACCAACCCGGCGAAGCTCGCCGAAGGCCTCCCCAGGTTCTGACCACCCCGCGAGGCATCCGCCACGGAGCCACCGCGGTCCAAACCAACTGACCCCTGGAGGTTCCCGTGGCTAACGAATTCGTCAAGGCAGAACAGGTCGTCGCGCAGATGCTCGGCGTCCTCGAGCGCGACACCGTCCTCGCCCAGTTCACGTGGCGTGACATCGCCGCCGACCGTTTCAAGGGGGCGAAGGACGACACCGTCACCCTGAAGGTGCCGGCGTACACCAGCGCCCGCACCCGAGTGATGCGGTCCGGTACGCAGATCGTCGTCGACGAGCTCACCGAGACCTCGGTCGACGTGAAGCTCGACACTCACGTCTACAAGGCGATCGGCGTGTCCGACGAGGAGATGACCCTCGACATCACCGACTTCGGTGAGCAGATCACCGCTCCCGCGATGGGATCGGTGGTCCGCAAGGTTGACGATCTCGTCGGCGCCGAGATGGCCGGTGCATCCCCCGAGGTGGAGGTGGCCCTCGACGAGGACGACCCGTACCTCGGTCTGGTCGACGCCCGTCTCGCGCTCAACCTGCACAACATCCCGGCGTCGCAGCGGTTCCTCGCCGTCGGCTCCAACGTGGAAGGTGCGCTACTCAAGTCGGACCGGCTGTCGAAGTTCGACACGTCCGGTTCGTCCGAGGCGCTGCGCGAGGCGATCATCGGTCGCATCGCCGGCTTCACCGCCATCACCGCGATCGGCCTCGACCCCGACGTCGCGATCGCTGCGCACCGCTCGGCATTCCCGCTGGCCCTCGTCGCCCCCGACGTGCCCGCCGGCGCGTCGTGGGGTGAGAAGCGCACGTACCGCGGTCTCCAGCTGCGCACCCTGCGCGACTACGACCCCACCGGGTCGACCGGCCCGCAGGACCGCCTGCTCACCGACACCTTCATGGGCGTGGGCACCACGCTCGACCGCGGCACGATCGACTCCGACGGACGCTTCGTTCCGTCGGAGGACGGCGAGGACGATCCGATCCTCATCCGCGCCGTGAAGCTGTCGCTGACCGGCTCCTGAGTCAACTGGCAGGGAGGAGACGCTCATGGGACGCCCCGCATTCGCAGTAGTGGAAGACCTTGAGCGTCTCCTCGGCCAGACCATCGACGACTCGGCGTTGCGCGACCAGGCCGAAGCCCGCCTCGAGCAGGCTTCGGAACTGGTCCGAGCGTTCGCCGACACCGACTGGCTCAACGACGACGAGACCGCCGTCGTGGGCCTCCCAGGGGCGATACCCGGCGTTGTCGCTGGGATCGTCGAGCGTGCCTCTCGCAACCCTGAGGGCGCAGTGCAGGAATCTCAGACGACCGGCCCGTTTTCGGTGTCCCGATCGTTCGGCGCCGACGCGGCCTCTCGCCTCTACCTGACTAAGGGCGACAAGTCCATCATCCGTCGATCCGTCGGCGTGGGTGGCATCGGGGTCATCTCGACGACCCGCGGTCAGATCGAAACCTCGAGCGTCACGTGCGACTGGGGCTACGTCGAAGCTGACGACCCGTACCGACTGTGGCCCTGAGCGTCGCCGCGGTCGTACCGCTCTACCCCCCCGCTTCTCGAGTGGGTGCGTGGCTGGCTACCCACGAGTTCCTGTCCCACCTCGTGGGGCGAGGGCATCGAGTGCAGGTGCAGCGCCGCCTCGGCGGAAAGCACCCCGGCTACACCCTGGACGGCGTCACCGTGTTCGGGCCAGGAGACAAGTACGACGACATCGACGTCGTCATCTCGCACGCCACTGGCAAGGACTTCGCATCCAAGCTCGCCGCAGAACGTAACGTCCCGCACGTCCGGTTCGTTCACGGGCCTGGTTCGGACAAGCCGCACGGCGCCAACGTAATCGTCGTGTCCTCGCAGGCCGCGGCCGACCGCCTCGGCGGTGACGTGGTTGTGTGCCGCCCGCCGACTTGGGCAGACGCACACCGGAGTGAGCGGGGTGACTCGCTGACGTTGGTGAACCTGTCCCGCGCGAAGGGCGTGACCACCGCATGGAAGGCCGCCGAAAAACTCCCGGACCACCAGTTCCTCGGGGTGAAGGGTGGCTACGGGTCGCAGCACCGACCAAGGGCGCGGAACTTCACGGTGTTGTCCATGCAGCGCGACATGCGTGTCGTGTGGTCGCAGACAAGGGTGCTGTTGATGCCGTCGCTGTCGGAGACGTGGGGCATGGTCGGCGTCGAAGCAATGTGTTCCGGCATCCCGGTCATCGCCCATCCGTCACCCGGCCTGCACGAGTCCCTCGGCGCCGCAGGCATCTTCGTCGACCGAGACGACATCGACGGATGGGTCCAGGCGATCACCTCGCTCGATGACGCCGACTACTACGCCGAGCGGTCCGCCGCATCCCTCGCACGGTTCGACGAGATCGACCCACGCGAGGGCCTGAACCTGTTCGCTGAAACGATCGAAGGTCTCGTGTGATCGCTGTTCTCATCCCGTCCTATGGGCGAGCCGACAGACTCGCTCGAGTCGCCGAGAACGTCCACTCGGCCACAGAGTCGGATCACGAGCTCGTGTTCGCTCTCGAGGCGAGCGACCAAGCGTCCATCGACGCAGCGACGGACCTCGATTGCACCGTCGTCGTCAACGAGCTCGCGCCGAACTACTCGGGCGCGATCACGACCGCCTACCGGCAGACCGACGCGCCGTTCATCTTCGCTGGCGCCGACGACCTCGACTTCCGGCCGGGATGGGACACAGCAGCACTGGCCCACATGGACGGATGGGTCATGGTCGTCGGCACGAACGACCTGCTGAACCCGTACGTGACCAACGGGTCACACGCGACGCACTACCTCGTGGACCGCACCTACCTCGACGAGATCGGCGGCGTCGTCGACCAGGGTCCTGGCTCGTTCCTGTTCGACGGCTACTCGCACCAGTACACCGACACAGAGTTCATCGGCACGGCCAAGATGCGCGCCAGGTTCCGGCCGTGCTTCGACTCGATCGTCGAGCACCTGCACGCATGGTCCGACAAGCCCGGGCGTGCCGCACCTGACACGACGACGGCGAAGGCGAACGCCCACCTCGAGGCCGACGCTGCGCTCTACGACTCTCGGAGAGACCTGTGGTTCTCGATCAGCCGGTAGTAGTCCTCGGTGGCGGCGGGTTCATCGGCGCGAACCTGTGTAATCGGCTCGCTTCGATGGGCGCCGATGTCACTGCGGTGGACGTCCAGTTCCCGTCGTGGCGCCGGCCCGACGTTCGCTGTCGGACTCTCGACCTGACCGACCAGGCGAACACGGTCCGTGCGGTCGCTGGCGCTGGGGTCGTGTTCCACCTCGCTGCCGACATGGGTGGCGTCGGCTACTTCCACTCGGACGCCGACCTCGGTGCGTCACTGCGGAACGGGCAGATCACGCTCAACGTCGCCAACGCCGTCGTGCAGTGCGGCGTGGAGCGCACGTTCTACGCCTCTTCAGCCTGCGTGTACCCGGTCGAGATGCAGCAGGCGGTCGGCCACGCGCCGCAGCTGACCGAGCACCTCGCCGGCATGGGCACACCGGACGCGCTGTACGGCGCTGAGAAGCTCCACGGGCTGCGGATCATGGGCAAGGTGCCCGGTGCACGCGTCGGGATCCTGCACACCGTCTACGGGCCGCTCCAGGAGCACGAGGGCCGCAGGATGAAGTTCCCCGCAGCGGTCGCCACGAAGGCGCTCGCTGCACGCGAATCAGGCAAGCTCGAGCTGTGGGGTGACGGGGAGCAGCTCCGTTCCTACCTGCACGTCGACGACGCCGTGGCTCGCATCCTGACGATCGCCCTGTCGAACGACTACGACGGCCCCGTCAACGTCGGCGCATCCGGCGCCATCACCTGCCGTGAAGTCGCAGACATGTGCCTCGACATCGTTGGGTGCGATGCCGAGATCGTCACGAACCCCGCCGAACCGACCGGTGTCGTCGCTCGAGACTGCTCCAACAGCCGCTACGACCAGATGTACGGCCCCGGCCCCGACATGGGCTACCGAGCCGGCTTCGAGTCGTTCATCGCTTGGCTGGACGCTCTGTGAAGATCCACGTCGGCGTTCCGTGGCGAGGCGGCGACGCTCACCGGGAACGCTCCTTCCGCTACGTGTGCGACCACCTGCACTCCTGTGGCCTGACTGCACTGCCGGCCGACTCCGGTCACGAACCGTTCTCCCGTGCTGGCTCACGCAACACCGCTGTGCGTCATGCCACCGACGCCGACGTCGTGTTCCTGCACGACGCCGACATGATTCTCCCCGCCGAGGCGTACACCGAAGCTGCGCAGCTCGCTCTCGAGACCGACGAGATGGTCGTCGCGTTCCGCCACTACCGCCCGCTCGATCGCACGACCACCGACGCCGTCCTCGCTGGCGCCGACCCGTTCACCGCCACCCCGATCGACGTGTTCACCGACTTCTCCGTCGGTGGCGTCATCGCCATCACACCTGCCGCCTACTGGCGCATTGGTGGGCAGGACGAGCGGTACGAAGGCTGGGGCTACGAGGACTCGGACTTCGCTCGATCAGCGGAGCGCGCCGGCACCATCCATCGAGTCGACCACCCGGGCGTGCACCTGTGGCATCCGACGGAGACCACGGAACGCAACCTCGACCTGTTCCTGGAGGCTCGATGATCACGATCATCAGAGTCACCCCAGGTGGCACCGATGCGTACGGCGACCCGATCGAGTCGACCGAATCGACACACGAGATCGACGCCGCGATCGCGCCTCGCACCACGAGTGACGTCGACGGGTTGGGTCGCAATGGTGTCGTCATCGGCCTCGAGCTGTTCTGCACCGACCCGAACGCCGACCTGCTGCGTACGGACCTCGTCGAGTACCGCGGGGAACGCTGGGAGATCGACGGAGAGATCGGCGTGTGGGAATCACCGTTCGGTTCTCTGGCCGACGGTCTGTCGTGCGCGTTGAAGCGGGGTGAGGGCTGATGGCGCAGAACTTCAAGCCGAACCGAGCTGGCTATCTCGCCGTGCTCAAGTCCGCTGAGGCGAAGCGTGCGTGCCACGCCGAAGCCGAGCAGATCGCCAGGGCGGTCGAACAGCAGAAGCCGGAAGCTGACGTCGTGGTCGATGACTATGTGACGGACCGCGCTGCGAGCTCGGTGACGATCCGCGAAGCGCAGGCCCGTGCGTGGGCGGTCCGTGACGGAGTCTGGACTCGTGCAGCTGCGTCCGCCGGCCTAGAGGTCGCATCCAAGTGACCGTCGAAGTCACGTTCCCTGATCCCGAGATCGCTGCGGTCGACATCCTGACCGACATGATGCCGTCCCGGTGGGACGACGAGCTCACCGTCGGCGTCGAACTCCCTGACGACTGGACGCCCGCCGATCTCGAGCACGTCCAGGTGCAGTGGGACGGCACGCCCGGACATGACCGCGAGATCCTCGCCTACTGCACCGTGCGCATCGTCGCATGGGCCGGGACGAGGACGAACTCGAAACGTCTCTGCGGTGTCGCTGTCGCCGCTCTCACTGCCCACGAGGGCGGCGACGGCGTCTCGTCTATCGATCGCCTCACTGGCGTACAGCCAGCCAAGGACCCCACAACGGGCGCCCACATCGCCGCCGCCACCGTGCGGATGACGATGCGCTCACAAGTCGCCTAACCGGCGGTAACCGCCCCACCTCGGGGCACTGGCCTACGGGCCGCAGCCAACCCAAAGGCCGCGGCTCCCCGCCGCGCGCCTCGACACACGGAGGTGTGCACATGCCGGAATACGGCGATCCCGACAACGCACGGAGCTGGACGAACGCAATCGTCGTCGTCGCGTTCCCCGACGAGGCCGGCGAGTACCCCGCCGACCCCGCGACCGTCGCAGACGAATGGCCTGCAGGCTGGGAGCTCGCAGGGCTCCTCGACGGCGGACAGGGCTTCGTGACCTCGCGCACGTCGACCATCACCGACGACAACGCATGGGGCCAGATCCTCATCTCGTCGGTGGAGACCGGCGTCAAGACGACCCGGGCGTTCACCGCGCTCGAGCAGAACGAGGTCGTCGACCGCCTCGAGCACATTGAGGACGGCGTGCAGTACCAGCGTGGCCCGGAGCGGGTGAAGATCGGCTTCGAGACCATCGACCTCGGTCGCGGTGTGACCCAGCGTCGCATCTCGAAGTACCAGGCCGAGGTGCGCATCAACGGTGACTCCACCGAGAACGAGGGCACCTCCGAGCGCCACCCGTTCATCGCGACGATCTTCCCGGACACCGACCAGGGTCTGTGGGTCGTGCAGCGCTCCGAGGCCGTGGGCTCGTGACCGACGCAGCGGAAGCCGAGGTGACTGGTTCGGACGTGTCGATCGAGTGGGACGGACACTCCTATTCGATCGGCGCGGACCGGGCCGACTGGTCTCTCGAGACCATCGAGGCGTGGGAGCAGGGCAAGACCGCCTCGGCGATCCACGGTGTCCTCGGCGACGCGCAGTGGCGTCAGCTGAACCGCAGGTCGAAGCCGAAGGGCTCGGACCTGCCGGCTCTGCTCACGTTGATCTCGGAGGCGCTCGGGTTCACGAGCCCGGGGGAATAGCCGGCCTCCTCCTGCTTCTTCGGGAACACCCGGGAGCCGTGGAGGCCGACCTCCAATCGATGGGTGTCGACTACCGGGACCGGTTCCGTGCCGGTCCCGGTGGCTGGCCCCTCCTGACGTTGCGCCGCATCGCTGTCCTCGTGTTCCGGCATCCGGTGCGCGACGGTCACGTGATCCGCACCGAGCACAAGCTCTCGCTGTCTGAGGTGCTGCTCGACGAGGTGCGACGCGCGACGACAGCGGCAGTGACTCGCAAGGTCCCCGATCCGTGGCCCGGCCGTTTCGCTGCTGGCGCCGTGGACGACGACATGGAACGCCGCCGCGTGTGGGCGGAGACGAAGGCGCGTTGGCGCCCCAAGGAGTGATGTGTCGTCCCCAGTCTTCGGCTACTCGACCTTGCAGATCATCCCGAGTCTCGCGGGCGCTTCGGCGATCCTCGACCGGGAACTCGGCAGGATCCTGTCGCGTGTCGGTGACGACGCAGGCCAGGAAGCCGGGGAACGCATCGCGAAGGGAATCGCCGCCTCCGACTCGGAGGTGGCGGCTTCGACGCGTCAGCTCGCAGATGCTGCGTCTCGTGGCGCCGGCCAGTCCGGCGAGGAGATCGGCCGCGAGATCGGCAAGGGCGTCGGAAATGGTCTCGACTCGTCGACCAGCGATCTTGGCTCAGGACTGACCGACAAGCTCCGCTCCGAAGGCGCCGACATGGCTGCCGTCGGCGAACGAATCGGACGCGAAGGCGCGGAGGGCGTCGAGGCGGGTTTGGAATCGGGCCAGGTGGGCCAGGGGCTGGGCGACAAGCTGCGCACCTCCGACCTGCCGACCGTCGGGCGAGGCCTCGGTGAGTCGACCGGCACCGAGGTCGGCGCCGGTCTACTCGACGGCTTCCCTGACATCTCGGGCGGTCTCGAAGGCGTGCTCGGTGGTGTGCTCGGTGGACTGCCGGCAGGTGTCGCTGGCCCGGCGCTTGCTGCGGGCGCGGCCGTTGGAGCCCTGGTCGTCCAGGGCATCGGCGACTCGCTCGAGAAGGGGCGCATCGTCTCGAAGCTGCAAGCTGGCCTCGGCGCATCGGAGGGTGAAGCGGCTCGGCTCGGCCAGTTGGCCGGTGACATCTACGCCAGCAACTTCGGTGACTCCGTCGGTGACGTCGGCGACGCCGTTGCAGCGGTGCGACGGAACTTCGCTGGTCTCGGTGAGGTGTCGCAGGCCGAGTTGGCGAAGATCACCCGCGCCGCGCTGACCACGGCCTCCGTGTTCGACGAGGACGTGAACGGCGCCGTGCGCGCCGCCTCACAGCTGCTCCGCACTGGGCTGGCGAAGGACTCGACGCAGGCGTTCGACATCATCACGAAGGGTCTGCAGGGGCCGGCCAACAAGGCGCAGGATCTGCTCGACACCTTCAACGAGTACAGCACCCAGTTCCGTGAGCTCGGTCTCGACGGTGAAGAAGCACTCGGCCTGATCCAGCAGGGCGTGCAGGCTGGTGCCCGTGACGCCGATCTCGCTGCGGACACCCTGAAGGAGTTCGCGATCCGGGCGCAGGACGCGTCCACGACATCGATCGAGGGCTTCGAGGCGCTGGGCCTGTCGTGGGAAGGGATGCAGGCCGCGATCGCTGGCGGCGGCGGCGGCGCAGCGCAGGCGCTCGACACCGTGCTCGATCGACTGCGCGGCATCGAGGACCCGGCAGAGCGCGCACAGATCGCCGTGAAGCTGTTCGGCACCCAGTCCGAAGACATGCAGGACGCACTCAACGCGATGGACCTGTCGACCGCAGTGTCCGAGCTCGGCAAGGTCGAGGGCGCCGCTCAGGACGCGCAGGATGCGTTCGACGACACGGCATCGAACTTCACGGTCGTGCGCCGCGAAATCGAGCAGGCGTTCGAGGGACTCGGCGAAGAGATGCTTGAGCCGGTCGCAGCCGCGCTCCGTGGGGATTGGCTCAGTGGCATCGGACAGTACGTCGAGGACGTGATCCAAGTGTCCATCTTGGGGCCGTTCGGTCTCATCGCTCCCGACATCTTCAAGGACGGCCAGGAGTCCGGTGCGTCGTTCCGTGAGGGCTTTGAGTCTGGACTTGGCATCGAGACCGGCCGCGCACTCGCCGAGGAGACCGCCAAGAACCGAGAGATGTGGGAGAACATCGAAGTCGGGATCGACCGCTACCGCGTGTCGGCCCTCGACGCCGGGGATGCGACCGCGGTGCTCGTTAACGAAATGAAGGCACTCGAGGACCGCGCCAAGCCTGTCGGCTCAGTGCTCGAGATCGCTGCGCTCGGCGGGGAGTCGTTCCGCGACTCACTCAAGGGTGCCGGCGGTGAGCTCGGGACCATGTTGTCCACGGCGCTCGGTGCCAGCGACGTGTTCCGCAACATCGACGAGGAACTCGAATCCCTCGGCAGGGTCGACATTAGCAACGTGGCTGAGGGCATCGAGTTCGCCGCCGAGGACGCCGCCGCTGCGCTCGAGACGATCCTCGGGATGGCCGATCCACTCAAGGAGCGGATCGCTTCGGTGTTCGACTTCCAAGGAGCGGAGGCAGCACGAGCGGAAGCCGATTCGATCCGAGACTCGCTGGCGCGTGTCGCTACTGAGGCGGGATTGTCGGGGGAACAGGTTACAGAGCTGCTCGACGCTATGGGGCTACTCCCGGAGGACATCGAGACGGCCATCAAGGTCTCCGGCACCGACATCGCTATCGCTCAGCTGCAACTGCTCTACGGCATGGTCAGCGGCGAACTGGGCACCGCCGAGTTCGACCAGCTCGAGGCGTACATCGGTGTGCAGGTCCAGGAAGAGGACTTCACCGCTGCCCGAGATCTGGTGACGGCGTTCCAGCAGGACTTGGTTGACGGCTCGCTCGACAACCCGATTCTCCTGGCGATCAACGGCGACACCACTCCAGCGAAGGAAGCCGAGGAGGACCTGCGCACATCGATCACTGAGGGCGCCCCGGTGGACATCCCCGTCGGGGCGAACACGATGCCGGCCACGGAGAGCTTCGACCTGTGGCGCCTCGGTGCCGCCGGCTCGCAGACCGACACGAAGGTCGGAGCCGACACCGGCCCCGCTTCGGGCGACATCGCCCGATTCGGTGAATCTCTCGGCAAGTTGCCTCCGTTCAAGGTGAAGCTCAAGGGCGTCTTCGAGTCAGGAGCATTCGAGGGTCTCCCGAACTTCGGGCTGCCTGGCCGAGCTGGTGGCGGACCCGTGATGGCTGGTCAGGCGTACGTCGTCGGTGAGCGTGAGGCCGAGGTGTTCGTCCCGGGCCAGTCCGGGATGATCCTGAATCAGGCGCAGCTCGCGAGCCTCGGTGTCGGCGGCAAGCAGCGCAAGGACCTCAACATCCACGTCACCTCCGACTCTGCGGACGGCCGTCGCATCGGCCTGCAGGTCGCCGACTACCTGTGGCTGAGGGACAACTGATGTGGCCTGACCTGACATCCCTGTGGGACGGCGAAATCGCCGGCGTGTCCATGTCGAACTACTCGTGGACGTGGACGAACCCGCGCACCCTGCTGAACCCGCCCGAGTACCGTGGTAGTGGCCTTCTCGTCCCGCGTGGTGACGGCGAGGTGCCGATGGAGCAGCGGCTCCGTGCCGGCGAGCGGACCGTGCGCATGCGCTTCACGGGACGCCGCGACGACACGGGTGCGCCGGTCGCCGACCAGGCCCAGCAGCTGCTCGACGCGCTCGACGAGTTCACCGAGACCGTCTACCTCGCCGCCCGCGACGCCGATCACGCCCTGTCGATCTCGGTCACGGATCGCCGCGGCACGGAGTGGACCGGCCGCTGCCAGCCGACGGCGTTCGACTGGGCCGAACAGGACGAGTCAGGCGAAGAGGAATGCGCCGCCGTGCTGCGCGTGTACCTGCCGCAAGCCCTCGTCGCTGGTGGCTCGTGACCGTCGCAGCTGTCGTCTACGACGAGGACAACGAAGGCACGGCGATCGCGTCGACGTCGATCGATTCGGAGGGGTACCGGCGCGGCCTGCTCGACGCTCAGGAGTCCGACGCGCTGAACGAGCACTCCGAGATCGGTATCGAGATCCACCGATCCCATCCGTCGGCCTCCGCGTTCGTGCCGAAGCGTGTCGTGCGCCTGGTGGACGACAACGGCATCTCGACGATGTTCGAGATCCTGTCCGTCGAAGAGACGATCGTCGGCGACGACGCATCTCGCGAGCGGTTGCAGGTCAAGGGCCGCAGCCTGTTGTGGCAGTGGCGGGCGCTCGTCGAAGGGCACCGGCCCGACGGTGAGGAACCGCAGTCCGATGTGGTCGCCTACAACTTCGCGACCCCGGGCCGCGACCTGTCCGACATGACCGACACGGCGTACGTGCAGCCCCGCTCGGGTAGTGGGTTCACGTCGCCGGCGTTCTGGCAGGACCCGTACTCGCAGCCCGTGTGGACGAACACGGAGGACCCGTCGACCGCTATGGGTTCGATCTTCGGGGTGCGCGACTTCACGCTCGCCTCCGATGCGTTCGTGGTGATCAAGATGTCGGCCGACGACGGGTTCGTGCCGTGGCTCGACGGGGTGCAGTTCCCGGAGCGGAAGCCGCGCACGTTCGGCACGGACCACGTCTGGTACTCGACGTGGAACGGGGTTGTTGCTGCGCTCGAGGCTGGTACGCACCGTTTCGGTGTCGAAGCGAAGAACATCGGCGGCACCGCTGCACTGTGGGTGTCGGCGTGGCGCACCGACGCAGCTCTCCTCGGTGACCCGTTGTTCATCACCGGGACGGATGAGGGGAACCCGATCATCGGTGATTGGAAGTGGTCGGCGTACCCGTCGCCACGGTTGGGGTGTCCGGTGCTGATGCCGGTCGTCGACTTCCACTCTCGGGCTCAGGCCCGTGGTGCCATGTCGGGCTGGTCGCTCGGGTTCACCGCCACCGCCGACAGCGACTCGGTCGCGGTTGCCGAGTCCGAGTTCCAGATCGGCACCGACCGCAACGGCATCGATCTCCTCACGGCGATCTCGTTGGACTGGTGCGACTTCAAGGTGCGGAAGGCGGCGGGAAAGACGTTGGACGCGTACGTGAAGCCGATCGGCACTGCGACTGGCCTCGAGGTCGAAGAGGGCGAAGTGACTGCGATGTCTCGGAAGGTGAGCGTGTGAGCCTCGTCAACGCTGTGCGCATCAACCATCCGTCGGGCCGCACGTGGGTCACTGACGCGGGTTCGATCGCCGCCTACGGACGTGTCGAGGAAGCGTTGACCGTCAACGATGAAGTGTCCCTCGAGGACGTCCAGCGTCTCGGTGAAGCGCACATGGCTGGGCGGACGGAGCCGGCCGAGTCGGTCGAGGTGACCGCCACGCCCGACTCACTGGTCCCGGGTGTCGACTACGAGCTCGGCGACACGATGGACGTCAACGGTTCCGAGCAGCGTGTCGTGAAGTGGTCGCGCAACCTCGGTGAGACGGGGTTCTGGGACGCCGCGAAGCCGCAGTTCTCGTCACGTGCGGACGAGGAACGGTTGCAGGCTGACCGTGCGTTCCAACGTCTCCTCGACGCGCAGGGTGGCGGCTCGGTGAATGCGGCAGCCGCGCCGTCCCGGGTGGACATCGAGCTAGGCGCCGTGAAGAAGTTCGAGACGCTCAAGTGGTCGTGGTACGACTCGGCCGACTCGGGTTCCCGCACCGTCCTCGATGACCCGTCGACGTGGCATGACGAGCACATCACACAGGTGTGCCGGGCCGCGGGGATCCTGTGCACCGTCGACTACGACGGGGCGACGGGGTGGTCGCACTTCGAGCTGTTCAAGAACGGCTCCGAATGGAACTCGCTGTTTGAGGTGATCATGGACTCGACACCGCCGACGATCCCGTTCGCGTACATCCGGCTGTTCGGCTACGAGTTCCTGTACCCGGGTGACGTGTTGACGTGGAGGTGCACGGTCAACGGTCAGCACCGTCAGGGAACACTCGCCATCGACCTGGTGCCGGCGACATGAGGCGCATCCGCGGGTGCGTCAGGGAGGCGCGTTGATGGCGAAGCTCGCCGATCGCGAGAAGTCGTCAGAGGAAGTGTGGCGTTCCGCTGCCGCCTCGATCGTCGACTCGCACACCGACGACATCTCTGCACTCGATGAACGGCTGGGGAAGATCCTTTGGGCGCTGGTGGGAATACTGATCTCGACGTCGACAGCGGCGGTGCTGCTCGCACTGAACCTGGTGGTGGCGCGGTGACCGGCGATCGCACGGACCGGGCGCTCAACGGTGTGCTGGCTGTCGTGGCGGTGCTGACCGCCGGCTCAGTGATCATGCTGATGGTCGCGCTGCCGGCCATCTTCTCGTCGTCGAACAACTCGGACCAGGTGCGCCGCGGGAACGAACTGACGACATGTCGGGCGGACTTTGTGTCCAACGTCGATGAGGCCGACGGCCAGCTCTCGGCGGCGAAGGCTCGGCTCCTGATCGCCGATTCGGATCAGTTGTCGTTGCTGCCCGAGGGGTTGGCGGCTGCACTGCAGGATCCCGATTCGGTGGGTCCGATCCTGGCTGAGTCGATCGCGGGCCAGGAAGCGATCGAGGCGGCTCAGGCGGACGTGCTGGAGAAGGTCGACGAGTTGTTCGCTGCGGTCGAGGCGCGGCGTGAGGCGAACCGTCGATCGCGTGTGGAGCCAGAAGAGTTCCTCGCTGAGTGCAAGGAGCGCGACTGATGTTCGTGGACTGGCATGTCGACCCGTTCGAGGAAGAGTCGTGGGTCGCTGAGGCGCTGTTCGCTGCGCTGCTGCACTTCTACCCGCCGGTCTACGAGCCGGGGTGCCCGGGATGAGCTGGCCCCGCTACGAGCCAGCCACGTACAACTCGGGCGGCGCCTCACCTGGTGCTCAAGCGCTGATGAACGTGATGGTCGAGGACTACGGCGCCCGGAACCTCGGCATCTACAACTACCGGCAGGTGCGCGGCGGTGGCTCGTTGTCGTTGCATGCCGAGGGCCGCGCCCCGGACCTCGGCTACACGAACAAGGCGAAGGGTGACGCTGCGCTCGCGTTGCTGCTGCGGCACAAGGAAGCGCTCGGGTTGCAGATGGCGATCTGGTGGCGCCGCATCTACTCGGCGAAGGCTCCGAACGGCGCGGCCTATCAGGGTGTGTCGCCGCACACGGACCACATCCACGCCGAGCTGACGCGTCACGCTTCGCGCACGTTGACCGAGCCGTACATCCGGGCCTTGTTCCGCTCCGGTGGCGCACCGATCTACGTGCCGCCGGCGAGCACTCCGACCGCCAAGCCGAGCCCACCCCCGGTTGACCTCGTCGCAATCCATCGTCTCCTCCAGGAGGACACCGACATGATCCTGATCTGCAACGGCAAGGGCATCGCCCACGTCATCGACAAGGACTGCTGGTCAGCGATCTCGGTGACCGAGCTCGAGGCGGTGCGCGCCGCCTACAAGAAGGCTGGCCGTTCGCTGCCGGAGCTGACCGTGTCGGCCGCTCGCTGGAACCAGTACCTCACATGAGGTGCCCCGACCTGACCGGGATGTTCCCGGCGTGGACTGGTCAGCCGTGGCATGAGGTCATCACGGACCGTCCGGTCGACGTGGTGCGCACGGCGCGCTGGCAGGACTCGACCGCGGTTCGTCCCGGCGCCACTGGCGTCCCGTACTACGTGATCGGCAAGGGTCCCGACCAGGTGTCCGGCTGGGACCGGAAGGTCTGGCAGCGCAAGAAGCCCGCGATCTTCCAGTGGTACCCGTTCATCCTCGACCTGTTCCCCGCGGTCGACATGCCGATCCCGCAGGTGTCGAAGATCGAGATGACGGTGATGGACGATCAGGTGTTCGTCGTTGACCCGGCACGGTCGTCGTACTGGGAGGCGTCTGCGTTCGGCACGAGCTTCGCCCGCCCGTTCGCTGCGGACTACGCCTCGAGGTGGGACACGACGCAGCCGTGGACCTCTCAGTGGCGTATCGGGATCATCGCCTCGCGCCTGCCGCTGCTGCCGATGTTGCCGACGTTCGCTGAGTTCGAGCGCGGTGAGATCCCGCACGCATGGCAGATGGCGATCGATGGGTGCACGGCACGTGACTTCGTTCCGCCGGCGTGGTCGACAGACGGCCAGTACACGCCCGGCAAGCTCCGGGCCGGTGATCGGCTACGGCCGACACTCGAGGGCCGCAAGCGGCTGATGGACTCCGCTCAGACCCAGCACGACATCACGGCGATCGAGTCGTGGGACCGCTACGGCTTGGTCGGCGCCGACCGCACTGGCAACGGCCACCTGTTGCGTGTCGCTCGAGACGAGCGGATCCAGCTGACGCTGCAGCCGACGGCGAACGACTTCGAGGTTCTGGCGGCGTGACGCTCGTCGAGTGCATCGCTCTCGCTACAGAGACGGTGCGCCGCACCCGGCTCGCCGGAGTGCTCTCGACAGCAGACAGATCATCGGTCGCTCACGTCGCGGCGCGGGAAGCGTTCGAGGCTGGCGCAACACCCGGTCTCGTCGTCCGCATCACGAGACGTCGCATCGTCGATGAGGTGCGCGCCGAGTTCGGCAAGACGGGCGCCCGGAACGTGGATCGTGTCCCGGTCGAGGACTGGCACTGCACGAGCTCGGACAGTGACGGCGTGGAGTTCGCTGCGCTCGTCGACGAGATCGCGTGCGGTGACCCTCGCACCGTCTCAGTGTTGCGTCGTGTGGCGTGCGGTGAACGCAATCAGGACATCGCCGCTGCGGTCGGTGTCCACCCGTCTCGTGTGACGCAGATCCTCAAGGCCGCGCGCCGGCCTGCGCTACTCGCTCTCTCAACCTGACCAGGAGGTCACCATGACAAGCCCCTACGAGACTGCCCGAGCGGGCATCCTCACCAGCATCATCCGCACCGTCGTGCCGCTCGTGATCGGCGCGGTCGTCGCCGTGCTCGCCCGAGCGAACATGACGCTCGACGAGTCGACGGTCACCGCGATCACCGAGCTGATCGGTGTCGTCGTCGCGACCCTCTACTACGCCTTGGTCCGGTTCCTCGAGACGAAGGGTTCCCCGGCGTGGGGTTGGCTGCTGTTGCGGGCGAAGGCCCCGGAGTATGTCGACACCACCGCGGCCGAGAAGATCCAGTGATCGTGTCTGTGCCCGGTGAGGTTCGCCTCACCGGGCGGAGTGCCTGATGCCGTTACCCCGGCTAGTGGTCGTCGGTCGTGTCACGTCGACGGGCGCCCCGGCGATCTCGACCTCTGACGACGCCGTTCTCTGGACGCCGCAGACGGTGCCCACGTCGCCGTTCTCCGCCCAGGTTGGCGCGATCAACTTCGGCAACAACGAGTTCATCGCGGCGAACAGTCGCGGCGGCTCGACCTTCAACACGCTGCGTTCGACCGACGGTGTCGCATGGTCGCTCTACACCGCGGGTGCGTCGAAGGCTCTCGCTGCGTTCGGCAACGGTGTGTGGGTCTCAATCTCGGGCACCGGCTCGTACACCTCCACCGACGGCGGCGTCACGTGGACGACGCACTCCTCGGTGTTGCCGAACAGCGCGTGGAACCGTCTCGTGTTCGGCAACGGCGTGTTCGCTGTTGTCGGATCAAGTGTCGGCGGGTCGCGCACCATCGCCTACTCGACCGACGGCATTACTTGGGGAACCGTCGCGACGACGGTCGAGTGGATAAGTGTCGCGTTCGGCGGCGGCATGTTCGCCGCCCAGCGATCGTGGGGCGCTACATCGTCCGGCGCTCCCGTGACTGACGGGACGATGATCTCCTCGGACGGGGTGTCGTGGTCGCTGACGCCGTCGTACCGTTCGGCATGGACTCGGACCGAGTATGGCAACGGCATGTTCCTCGTCCTTGGAGGGTCGACGACAGCGCAGACGATCATGACGTCCCCGGACGGTGTCGCCTGGACGTACACCGAGCCCGTCGCTGTTGGCGGCTCATCCGCGATGACGTTCGTCGACGGTCAGTTCGTGATGGTCGGCGGCGGCGTGATCTCCCGGTCCGCCGACGGGGTCTCGTGGTCGACGACCACGGTCACTGACCGAACCTGGCTCGGTGTCGCCGCCGGGCCACCGACGACACCGCCTTCCCGCGGCTACCGCGGTATCGGACTGGTCCGCGGTTCCCGCGGCTGAAAGGAACACCATGCCCTCACAGCAACAACTCGACTACGCCGAGTGGGGTGACCGACGCGGCGACCGCTGGCACCGACGATGGACCCGCACCACCGGCACATCCACACTCACCGACCTCGTCGTCGAGATCCGCAACGGCGCCCGCGAAACATCCACTCTCGTCGCCTCGTCCGTCACCGCCCGTCAAAGCACCAGCGTCGCAGCGATCACCCTCACCGACACCAACCTCACAGCAGGCATCATCGACTGGGCTGTCGCACCCGCCGAGACACTCAAAGTGGAGTCCGGCGCCGGCTACACCATCGAGATCGAAGCGCTCGTCGACGGACACGCGACCACGATCCAGCGTCACGCATGGCGCGTCGACCCTCAGGTAGCGGTGCGGCCATGACTGACACATGGGAATCCACCCCGTTCATCGAAGAGGTGTGGGAGTCGCAGGCGACCGGCATCACATGGGCGACCGTGTTCCGCGACGGCGGAGCGGGCGGCGGTGCTGTTGACTCCGTCAACGGCCAGACCGGGACCGTAGTCCTCGCATCCGACGACATCGGCTTCACGCAGACAACGCCGGGTGACTGGACGACCGACCCCGATCATGTCGGCGAAGCGTTGGACGAGCTGGCAGCACGCGAGAGCGGCACCGGCGGCGCGGTCGACTCGGTCAACGGTGAGACCGGCACCGTCGTCCTCGACGCAGCTGATGTCGGAGCGATCGCCACGTCGGCACGCGGCAACAGCAACGGTGTCGCCTCACTCGACGGCGACGGCACCGTGCCCGACATCCAGCTCCCCAGCTCGATCGC